TTATTTACGCCGCCTACAGTAATACTAGAGAACACCGACGAGGTTACTTCCTTCCTGTTCCCGTTCACATCGAGGGCAACTAGACCAGTCCCATGGATGTACTGAAGTGTTTCGTTCTGGAGCAAGGTAACGTTCGCCAGCACGAACGGCCCGCCGGATGCGGACGTGATCTGCAACGTCATGGCGTGGGCACCAGCGTACGTGTTCTTGATACTCAGGAAGTCAATGTCTCGAATGTCACTCGCCGTGGCGGGCGTCGCACAGATTGCGGTGGTCGTCGCGCTGGCAACCGTTGTGCAGGTGGGGGCCTTTCTCGCGTACGCCCCTGTCGCCGGCGTGTAGTCCGAGAACGCAACGATAACATCGGCCCCGTTCTGGCCAGTTATCAGCGAGAGCGCGCGTGTTCCTACGTTGTCAAGAGTGATCATTGGTCATCCGTGGACTGAAGCATAGTAGTATCCTATTATAGCATTTCCGGAGTACCCACTGACACCACTGCCGCTGTAGCCGGAGTAGCCGCTGATCCCCGACCACCCGCTGTAGCCACTGACGCCGGACCCGCTGTAACCGCTGATACCGGACCAGCCACTGATCCCCGACCAGCCGGAGTACCCACTGGCACCAGACCCGCTGTAGCCTGACCAACCGCTAATCCCTGACCAACCCGAATACCCGCTCACGCCCGAGCCGGAGTAGCCACTGTAACCGCTGGTGCCTGACCATCCACTGATCCCCGACCATCCACTAATCCCCGACCAACCCGAGTACCCACTCACGCCGCTGCCGCTGTACCCGCTCGTGCCTGACCAGCCGCTGATCCCCGACCAACCCGAGTACCCACTGATACCGGACCAGCCACTGATCCCTGACCAACCCGAGTACCCACTTACACCCGAGCCAGAGTACCCGCTGATACCTGACCAGCCACTGATCCCCGACCAACCCGAGTACCCACTCACGCCACTACCGGAGTACCCGCTGTAACCACTGACACCTGAACCAGAATACCCACTGTACCCGCTCACCCCTGAGCCGGAGTATCCACTGTACCCACTCTTGCCGGAGTACCCGAGTAACCGCTGTAACCACTGATACCGGACCATCCGCTGATCCCTGACCAACCGGAGTACCCGCTCGTGCCTGCGCCCGTCGGACCCGAATACCCACTGACCCCACTACCGCTGTAGCCGGAGTAACCACTGACACCATCGCCACCAAGCACCCCATCCTGACCAGAGTACCCACTGACACCGCTGCCACTGTAGCCGGAGTAACCGCTCGTACCTGCCCCCGTCGCGCCTGAGTACCCACTGAGACCTGCCCCGCTGTACCCCGACATGCCGCGCGGACCGACTTCACCCACCGACACGACGTTCGTCTCCACGACTTCCTGGATAACAGGCACGCCTTCGTAGAGCACAACGGCGCTGTAGACATTGTGGTCAATGACGACGATATCGGTGGTCGAGTCGGTCATCGCGTCGTCTCATCTTCCGTGGTGATGTTGCCGCTCAGGAGTTTGGTCACGACGCTACCACTTACTAATTCCAAATCGTAAGTGCCAGCGACCCATGTGAATGCCTCGGTCACGTCGGCCGCGATGGTGATGGTGATGGTCTTGGCCGTGTTGTCGATCACGATATCAGTCGGCGACACGAGCGAGAGTAGGGGAAGCCCCGTGGCCTCAGGTGTACTGCGGATCATCATTCTGGCGGTGCACCCAGCAAGATCGACGGGCGTATAGTGAATGATCGAGCCACCTGACGTATAGGTAGTATATCCAGCGGAGTTCACGTCATTCAACGCGATGGTACTCGAACTGAGTACCGTGGCCTTATGGAAGTCTGAGGGCCGAGGAGGAAAATTGGTTGCGTTCAATTGTCTCATTCCTCCAGCGGACACAACGGCTACCCTCCAGCCGTCTGGTATGTTGTGACCAGCGGACGTGATCACCACAGGACTCGCCTTGGTGACGGCCGTTATCGGGAGATATATGAACGGGCTCGCTTCGTAGCGCAATACTTTACTGAAGGTCGAGCCACGTATGATTTTGAAGTCTGTCATGGAAATATGCTCCTATCCTATTTTACCATTTACTGCTGTCCGGCGTTCTCAGAGAAGACATTCTCACCTCTGATGCGCCTGCCCCACAACATCCGGCTGCGCTGATCGAGCGGTACGCCCGCGAGAATGATCGCCCGCCGGGTCGCCGCGGCGTTGGCCATGATGGGCATCGTCGGGTACTCGGCGTTCCACTTGGCGCGCAGGGTATTGATCTCCTGCACCTTCTCAGTATCATTCTCGCGCATGGCCTTGACAAGATGCTGCTCCATGTCAGCAGAGACTTGGGTGTAGAAGGCGCGGGTCTGGATGTTGATCTTCTCAAACTCGTTCATCTTATTCACGCCGGCTGAAGTGAGTCCGCCCAGTTGCAGGATGCCATCGATGGTGGACACATCCATAACCTTCTGCCCCTTGGTGTTAGAGGCCACGCCGCTCGTCAGTTGCTCCGTGCCCTTGACGGCGTTGCGCAGCGCGATCGGGCCGCCCGCACGGATGGCATCGGCCATCTGCTTCCAGTCACCCGTCACCGCGCCGCCCGCCAGCTTGCCGACGTTGAGCATGGCGTCGTGGACCATTGCGTAGGGTGCCCCGAGGAACTGCGCGAGTATCTTCCCTTGGTCTGCATCCGCCGTGCCTGCGCGCGTGCCCGGCATGAAGTCGCCGGTACCAATACGGGACGACGCACTGACCCCAACGAAGTCATTGATCGCGCCACGCAGCACCAATTCGGATAAGTCCGCGCCAGTCATCGCCTCGGATGCCGACTTGATTGTGTTGCGCATGGCCCGCCGCGTGTTGAATGGCGAGCCGAACACGTTCTGCGCGATGGTGTCGATCAAGTCCTCGATGGTTTCGGCGAACGGCAACCCCTGCACACCGGTCATCGCCGTGAGCCCGAGCAGCATGTACACCGCCGACTTCGGGTTCTGCTTGTGCATCAGCGAGATCGCTTCGATCATGAACAGGGGGAAGGATTTGAACATAAAAGCCAATGCAAACACGGGGTTACGTGCGGCGCCAGGACGGTTACTCTCATTATAATTATTTTGAGTAGAATCCACGATACCGCTCGCGAACTTGAACAGTTCCTGCCCGGTTAGTTTGTTCTCTGTACCGATCCGATACGCCGCGATGAAAGACGCCAGGCGGTTGGTCTGCTCGCTAACCCGGAACGGCGCCATCCACACTTCCATCGCCTTCTGCACCTTGCGGCTCTTCGAGTACACCGTGCCCTGCGACATGCCAAGCATCTGGTGGATCTCAGTGTCGAAGATGTGATCGGCCGCCGCAACGATAGCTTGCCGCAGTTCCGTGCTTATGCCGGGGATCACGACACTCGGGTCTTTCATCTTGTCGATGTCGCGCAACACGTTGTAGTGCCGCCAAGCATCCTTCCACGCACCCATCGTAGTGGTCAAAGCGTTCGTGTAGTTCGTGTGGATGGATAACTCCGGCACGGTCATCATCGGGATTGACATAGCATTCACCACGGCCCCGGAGAGCGACCCACCAATGAAGTACACCATCGCGGCCGCGCGCAGGCGACGCGACCACCCGCCTGAGTGATCGGGCACTAGCACGTAGTCGCTGAGTTCGTTGGAGATGTTATGGTAGAACCCGCCGAACTGCCCGTCCTTCGTCCACAGGTTCCGCGCTTTGAACTCGTCAACAGGTTCGTACCCCGTCCCATCCTCATTCGGCTGGCGTTCGTCAATCTTGATCTCCGGCTCCGAGTTGGCCGAGTTCACATCGGCGGCTACGGCGCGTCCCTCACTAGCGGCGTCGATCGCGTTAGCGAAGCGGGCGTAGGCCAGTTCCCCCGACGTGTTCACGCCGAACTCGTGGAGCACACGCATACTGTCCTCGGAGTAACCGGGCAGACCCTCGCGGTGCATCAGCTTGTTACGGATCATGGACTCGGAGTTGGTGAACGTCAGAACCAGGCGCTCGCGTTCGGCTTGGGAGATGTCAACCCCGTTCCGCCGCAGGGTGCCTAGGAACTGCTCAATCGAGATGCCTGTATCGCGGATGTTCTTATCGCGGGTACCCTGCTCCACCTTGAGGTTGGCGCCGGTGCGGTTGATCTCGTCCTGGTACATCTTAGCGATGGTGAATGCCCCCCGCTCGGTATCGGTGAACACCAGTCCGCCATCAACGCGCTTGCCATCAGGCGTTTCGGCATACACGCGCACGCTATAGTCACCGTAGCGACGCAGGGGGACGTAACCCTTGTCCACCATGGAGTCAACCTGCGCCTTCCGGTCGGCCTCCCACTTCTCGTAGGCGCCGGGGCTCGTGAGTTGGGTCTTACGCGCGATCTGGTCCTTGGCGAACTGCGCCCGCAGGAAGCCTTCGATCATTCCGGTCGCCTGAGTGTAGAGTTTCGCCTGATCGGGAGTGAGCGTGGCGAGCATGTCCCGCAGTTCGACCGAGTCCTTCGTGTACCCTTCCAGCGTGCGCTTCAGCATGACGCCGAACGCCGCCTTGCGATCCACATCGGGGGCCTTGTACCACGAGGGGAGTTTCTCGCGCAGCATCTGTTCGGCCAGGATCTTGCGATAGCGGATGTACGTGTTCAAGGTCTGCTGCACGTTCTTGTACCCTTGGGAGAACCGGGACACGTAGTTCGGCGTGGCGATGTTCCTGAACCACCACCGCTTCAACCCTCCAGCCTCGGCCTTGGCAAGTCCAGTGACGAGTTCGAACGACGGGCCAGGCACCTGCGCGTTGTCGTGGATGTTGAGGAACGCCTGTTGGGTCTGCATCCTCTCCAACTCCCCCGCCTCCATCCGCGTCGCGATCTGGCGTTCGGCCAGTATGGCGGCCTTGGAGTAGAGGGTTCGCAGGGCGGGGGGGATGAGCGATGCTACCGAGCCATTAGCCGAAGGTGCTCCTGTGCGTTGGTTGCCTTGGGTAGCCCTAATCGCCCCCTTCGACGCCATCTGAAATTCACCCGCAATCTCCGTAATCTGACCGGAGTTCGACTCCCTCTCCGCGAACTGGCCGCGATCGAGGGCGGTGAAAATGTCTTCCATCGACTTGAACCCGAGTCCCTGCACGGCGTTCGCAATTCGCGAAAAGAACTCCCGCAGCTTCTGGAATATCTGCGCAAGTCTGCCGTCAGCCTTCAACTCCCCCCGCTTCCAGAACTCGTAGGCGTAGGCCCGCGCTTCGGCGGGGATGGCGGAGACTTCGTCGATCAGATTGGTCTTGTTCTCGCGGTCGTACTGCTGCAACCGGGCAATCAACTGGTTGCGCAGCGGGCGACCTTCCTTCAGCGCGTTGTTGATGATCGTGACTTCGGGCGTGGTCAGGACCAGGTCTTCGGCCGCGTGGTACCCCTCGTGATCGGCGACGGACAACCCATCCTTGGCGTTCAGTGCCATCGTGATCACGGACTTCAGGGTGTCAACCCGCGTGTAGGAACCGATCGGGCTGTCCGGGGTCGCCATGAAGGTCTTCATGATCAGCCCGGCGCGGGGGCCTAGCATGCGGGCGATCTCTTGGCGGAGCGCCGTGCCGCGCTCGCGCATCACCTGATTGAAGGCGTCAACCGCTTCGAACTTGGCTGGTTCGGGGAGAACGTCGAACTCGTCTTGGGTCAGTGCTGCATTAGATTCCTTTACGCCTATCCACTTGTTCACGAACGCCTGCATGCGCTCTACTTGTCTCGGGGTGTGGTTCTGTTCACCTTCTTGGGTCAGATCAAGTTCTAACTGCGCGGCGGCTACCAGATCGTCTATCTTCGGCTGCGCAAGATAGTCCAGATTCACACCGGGGAGCTTATTCAGTTCCTTCCACGCCCGATCGTAGTTCGCACCTCGCTCGCTCGCCCCCCGAGACTTCAACCCTTCTTGCGTCAGTGCTGCATTAGACTGGGCAGTAATTGGTTTAATTTGATCTGCACGAAATGCTACCGCTTGAGTCTTCCCATCACTCCTATGGTACACAACGCCGTCATAACCCTGTGATATCAAATGCTTCGTAACTCGTTGCATCTCTTTCGCATAAGCGGGTTTTCCTTCTGTCTTTTGCTGCCCCGACTTCGCTACAAAATCAGTGATACCGTTCACTACTAACGGGTTGCGCAATTCAATATGCGCGGCCATGACGTTCTTACCCCACCGTTGTGCATTCGCTTGGTCCGACACAAAGTAATGCCCGAACCCGAAGAAACCCGGATCAGTACGACTTCCAAGTTTTGAGTCGTCAAACGCAGCAAAACTAGCATCGGTGCCGTGGTACATCGGCAGAGGATTACCCTGGTCGTCAACTACTTTAGTCTCAATTGCCCCCTTCGACTTGAACCCTTCTTGCGGTAGGGCGGCGTGGGATTGAGTAGGTTCATTCGCCACATAATAGAAACCAGCCCCCGCCTTGTCGCCGTCGTTACCATATGGCTTATACACGATGGTATGCCCGTCTCGGGGCGGGATCGAATTAAACCCACGTTGCTTCGCTGAACTGCTTTTGCCTTCCTTCGTAGTGGCAAGTCGAGCGAGAATTGGGGTAGCTTCACTCGCCCCCTTCGAAAACTGCGTCTTGGTCGGGGCAAGGTCACCACCGAAGTCGGGGCGACCGTTGCTCATGCGGTAGCGACTCCCGTCCGCACGGTCGTAGAGAGATTCACCTGCGGCGTTCGTACCGATGTTGGTATCACTGGCGGGTGTTATGGTCTCCCGCGTACCCTGTGCCAAGATGTGACCCGCAATATCGCCCTTGACACTCGCATCCAACCGCATGCCGACGCGCTTGTTGACTTCCTTCTTGACGAACTCCTCGCGGTAGTTCTCGGGTACCGCCGCCGACTCCTGCGTGATCGCGGCGATGGCCGAGTCGATGTGGTTCGCGTGCTCGACCTTCTTCGCGTCCGACAGGCCCTTCTTCGCGGCGAGGGTGGCGACGATGTGGTCTTTCAGGTCGTTGGTGGGTAACGTATCATTAGTGATACTTTCTGGCGCTTTTGTTACCACCTGTGATACATTACCGCCAGCCGCGACCCTCGCGCCGGCCACTGCTCGGGCGGTCTGCTGTTCTGGGGTGGGGGTATTCTCTAGTCTCTTAATATCTTCCCACGAGTTTATCTGACCCGCCTCGAACGCAGGGCGAACGCGAGCTAGAAGGGGGTCTTTTACACCAGATATGGTATCGGTCCCTGACTGCAGCGCCGTAAAGGCTTTCTTGTATAAATCGTCAGTAGCACTGGCGCCGAACCCCTTGAACGCAGCAATCAAACCTGTCGTGTCCTCCGTGCCAATCGCTGAACTCACACCTGCCACCGCTCGGGCGTTTTGCCCTACCATCAAGGGGCCAGTACCCCACTTGATGGGCGCGGGGTGCCACTGTTCGGAGGTCTCGGTTGCCGCAGCAGGAGTCGGCTTGATGTCCGCCCCCTGCGCTGCCATCGCCGCTGCAACGGGGTCAAGCTGCGCCGCCAGCCCCGCTACCGCCGTGCGCGCGGCGTGGAGTTGGCCGCCGAGATCCTCGACCTGCGCCTTGGATACCTTGATCTGTTCCGTGAGTGCCTTCTTCGCGAGGGCAATCTCGCGCACCGGCCGGCGTTCGCCCACAGGCTTGGATGATTCCTCGTTCAGCGCCTGGCGCTGGGCCACAAGGTCTTCATGGGCAGTCTGCGCCGCGACGGTCTGGGCTTCGACCTGCGCCATCTGCTGCGACGCTGCGGCGTGGAGGGCGACAGGATCGGTAGTGCCTGCTGAAACTGTCGGCACTTGTTCAGATGCGCCGACGGGTTGACCTGTCGTGTTGTCAATCGTGGTCGGCGTACGATCTATCAACGGACGCGAGATCCCGTGCACGCCCCCAGCAATGCCGCCGGACAGCACGCCCATGATCCCGCCCATCACCGCGGAGTTCAGGTAATCGCTGTTGGCCTCTGCCCCGGTGGTCGGCTGGTTCGCGGACAGCCGCTCGATGTAGGTCTGGAGTCCTTCCTGTCCGGTCTCGAAGGCGCCTGCCTTGAGCGCGGTAGCACCCACGTCCTTGGCAACAGCACCGAACCCAGCAACGGTATCAAGCCCAGCACGGGGCAGGAGCGCCCGTTCCGCTGCCCCAATCAACCCCATCTTGCGCGCGAGGTAGACGGGCAGTACAGTGTCCGTCGCACCCGAGATGAGCGAGCCCAAGGCCATCTGGCCCATGCCCGCATTGTTCTCGGGTTTCAACCCCTCTGGCGCGATCTGCCCCAGTTCCATCCCGGTGGACGAACCGAGCACGCCTGCTTCGGCTCCGAGGTCGGCAGCCCTGATCGCGTGGGCGATGCCGAGGTCTTCTGCTGTGCCGGTACCAGCGGCAACCCTAGCGACTGCCGCGGCCCTCTCCGCTCCGCTCAGCCCCGCCGCAGCCTTGGTCAACCCGAGCGCACCGGCGCCAACGCGACCCACCACGCCGCCAAGGATGGCAGTCGCCATCATGGGGATCTGGTTGCCTGCGGTGTACTTGACCAGATCGGCGACGGCACCGAGACCAGGGAGGACACCTTGATCGAACGCGGCGCCCACGTCCTCGACCTGCATCCGGTAGGGAGCGGACGCATCTGCCGCGTTCTGCCCCATTTCCTGCCCGTACTGCTCAAGCGGGTGCATACCGAACCCGCGGCCGGCGTACTGGATGACGCCACCCGCGATTGACTTGAGGTCGGCTACGCCTGTACGCAGACCCCGCTTGAAGGGGCCGGGTGCGTTGGGGTCAGGATTGAGGGGGTCTAGTCCAGCAACCGGCTTCGCAAGATCAAGACCTTCGCTCGATCCAAGCGGATCAATAGGCATCAGTTTAGTCCAACAGTTTGTATTTACCTGACGTGATCAGGTCTTTTCGCAATTGTGCATCAGTAGTGAACTTGTATTGCTTGTTGGTCAATGCTTGCGCCTTGGCTTGAGCGAAAGTCACGGGCTGCAACGGCGTCTGCATGGTAACCTCTCCCGTCCGGCGGTTCTCCATGCCAACCCGGCCGCTTGAATCAGGCATCATGGTAGGCACGGCGCCGAAACTGGGAGGTGCCCCTGGCCGCCCGGCGATAGCCGCGCCAGCACCCGCGTAGTCACCGGGATGCAAGGCCAGATGTGCAGCGCCGAGTCCAGTCTTGAACCGGGCTTCAATCGCCTGCGCGGACTTCAAATCGCCCTCGTCCATCGCCTTCTTCCACTCGACTTGGAGCTTATTCTGCGCATCCGTCAACTGGACATTGTGTCCGTACATCGTAGCCCCAACCGTTGCAGCGTTATTCTGCCGCGCTATATCACCTTTCTGCAATGTGTCGTACATGAGCGTTGCGTAATGAAGTTGCGGGATCGTCTTGGCGTTCTTCACCGCAGCCAGCGCGTCCGACATCATCTTCGTGTTGGCATCACCTTCAGCAGTGCGGCCCTGCCATGTGCCACCATTCGCCTGATAACTCGCCTGCACCGCGCCCCAGTCGCCTCGGTCTGCGGCGGCTTGGCGGGCGGCGGAGAGGGCTGAAGAAGAAGGAGCACCCACGCTGGGAAGCCCCGCTACCATTGTTCGTGCCTGCATAGCAGCTTGGGGATTTACATCCATGCTACTAGACCCCATCGACATGCCGTACCCCGTGTTTGAGAATATGGGTCGCCCCGTCGTCGGGTCCACAGTCCTGACGATCCCATTACCAACAGGGGCGCCTGCTGCGGCAACCTTATCCGCTTGTTCCTTCTCAAAGTCTGTCTGGAGTTGAGATTGGGGTTGGGCATAAGTAGTTCCGAAACCCGGCGTGGGCGGGGGAGCAGCGGGCGTAGAAGGACCCCAATACTCGTTTGCAAAATCTCCGCCAACATTATTGGCGCCGCCCACCAGCATCCGTGCAGCAGGGAAGGCGTTTTCCATTACTCCAACCATCCCACTTTTCAGCTTGCCGGCCATGCGCGCCCCCCACGAAAGCGGAGGAACGGGCGGCGGTGCTACCGGCATCACAGGTGGCGCAACGGGGGGAAGCGCTCCCCAAGACCCGCTTGCACCGCCGCCATTAAGCATGTCATCATAAATTCCCATTCTTTTCTCCTTACTGATTCGCCACGACGGCGGCCAGCGTGTTGATCGAGTTCACTGCACCGCCGACCAGAGCTTGATAGTACCCGGCGCCGGTTGCCGCGGCTTTCTCCCGCAGTCCGATGGATGCCTCCAATGACTGCAACATCAGCGTCGCATCCTGGATCGCAAGCTGCGCGTTCGCCACGTTGCGCTTGAACTCAAGGTCGCGGTTGGTGATATCAAGCCGCCACGCCTCTGCCATCGCGTTCGCCTCGGCGCTCGCGCCCTGAATCACAGCGCCGAATACATCGGCCTTGGCCTTGAGCGCCGTTGCCTGCGCCCCCACCTCGGTTCCGTACACCGACGCCTTGGTCTTGTAGGCTTCGAGTGCAACCTGCGATGTTTCAATCTGCCCGCGCAGCCGTGCGATCATAATATCGGACTCAATCCGCTTGCCTTCCATCACGGTGCGGAACACTTCCACTCGCGCCAGAGACCCGCGCAACTGGGCCTCGAAGGCCCCCACGCCAGCCCTGTACAGTTCCACCCGCGCGCCAGCACGCAGCACCTGCGCCTTGAACACCTCTACCGCCATCTCGATCGTCGCCTTCGCCGCGCTCAAGGCGCGGTCCATGACCTGGTTGTGGTTCCCGATTAGAATCTGTTCGAGACCCTTCACCTGCTCGATCGTGAACTGTCGGTTCTCGACGTACAGTTTCGTGCGCGCGAGCGTGATGTCGCGGGACACGTCGGACATCTTATCCTGCAGCGCCTGGTACGCCCGATCGACATGAATTGCCAGTTCGCCGGGAGGGAGCGGGAACCCGCGCGAAGCCATCGTTCGACCGGCGTCCTCAATCCTGGACATCATCGCTTCGGTCTCGCGGTCGCGGGCGCGATTGAATAGCGCGACCTCGTCGGCGGTCTCGATCCCGTAGCCGCCGTACTGCAGGTTGTCGAGCAGTTTGGCTTTCAGCGCGTCCAGCAGCGCGGACTGGTACGTGACATCCACGAAGCTGAAGTTGTTCGACGGTGCCACCAACTCGTCGATTGACGGCATCGCCAACGTGAATCCGGGAATGTCGATGCTCGGTTCAGACGGGAGACTCAACCCTGTCAGCGCATCTATGGTACCGAAGGTTGACGGCTGCACCGGCGCTGTAGCAGTGATCAACCCCGCAACGATGGGCGGCGGGAACAGGCCCCGAATGAGGTCTTCAAGCGTGGTAACGTCCACCTGAACCGGCGGCGCGGGCATGGCGTTCGACTGAACGAAGAACGGCGTCTGCGCCAGGTTCGTGAGCATGGCCAAGAACGCATCGGCTTTGTCCACGGATGCCGTGGCAAACGCCTGCTGATTCGCGAGGATGGTTGGTACGTCTGCGGCCATGGTTACCCCTTATTTATCTATTATAGCATTATACCGGCGCCACATAAGACGCAGATCCCACGAACACCATTTTAGCGGGACTACCGTCGGCGGCAGAAAGCTGATAGTCGCCCAGCGCGTTAAGCGTGGCATCAACGCTACCAAATTCAAGCGGAATTTTTGTCAGCATATATAACGCACTATCAAACGAGCGAATAGCGGCCACAAAATTCGGCGTCTCAAGCGCATCTGGTCGGCGTAGTGTCCAAGGGTCTCCCACGGCTGTAGGAATGCTTACTTGCAGGGCGCTCGAACCTTTCACGGCAACATCCATGTTATTTACATTCGTGCCCGGACTAAGCCCGTCGTATGCCGTGGCGTACCCAGTGAGATCTATCGTCCCATTAAACTCAGCATACGACACAGAGTCTGGAAAATTATCTGAGAAAAAGCCCGCCGCCGATATAAGTGCCACGGGAACCGGGAGGGACCAGTCCCATCCATTCGGATCTAGAGGAGCAAAATATTCAGCCATTTTTATATAATCATCCGGGCCGATATCAGATGAGTAAAACGCAGTAAATGGAAGGCCAGCAGTATGGCGTTCCATCCTATAATCCCTACGAGTTTCAGGTCCGGGGGTATCAATAGTCGCCGTTGAGCGATAGTGATAGACCATCTCGCGTTCGTACATTGGAATGACTACCGAGTCACACACTATTTTGAAGTGCGATGCAACCGTTGATGCCTTGGACCATCCGATGTAGGTTAGTACTCCAAAGGCTTCTGTGGAGCCCGTGAATCCAGTAGCGCGAACAAAAACGGGAGATGGACTATGCGCAGAAGAATATGTCGTAACAGAGCCTGTCGCTTCGTTTTTTACAAAGTCTCTCGCCGGCGAACTTAGCGCGTGGTTTAACCACTGTACTTCACCGGCGGAAACAACATAGTCCGTGCCCCACTGCGCATCTAGGGTCAGGTAGTTATTAGGCAGCGACCCGCTTGGTACGGGCTGCGGCGGTATCTCGTTGCCCCATCGCACAACCTGTTCCACTTCGCCGTCGTAGTACACGTATAGCGGGCAGTCGCTATTGAATGGAAGTTGATATGGCCCGAAGTTTGGCGTCATGTCAACTGTAACGTTTCCGCCAAGACCGTAATTGGGCACTTGCATCTGCCCCAGCATGTTCACATGGCTGCTCCCTATCATATATCCTTGCTCGACGATAGAGACTGTCGCCGAGGTTGGTGCCATCTTGCCCTCCGTATTAAGCGCCGTGGCGATTGATATGCGGTACCGGTACGCCTGTTTGTACTGCCCCGAAGTGCTGTAGCACGTATTTTGCGCAGCAGCCCCGCTATCAGAAAACGCCCATCCGCACTCGTTGAAAAACGCTTGCCTGCTGTAAAATTCCGAGAGTTTGTCCGGCGTAGCAAGTCGTAGCACGCCGCCACTCAGTATGGCCGCTTCAATCGCAGCAGCCGTCGTAGGGAAATTTCCTGCTGTTGGAACATATTCCAACGAATTATCCGCACCAACTTTCTTGATGCAAACTGGTAATTTTTTTGCCAACACCCCATTGGATGCACTGATCTCTATTAGCCAATCAGTCGTTGTGACCTTCAAGGTGATAGGGTCAGTATCCATCAAACTGAGAACGCCGTGCGTCCGCGCAAAATGATAGTCGTAAGTTACCTGTGATCCGACCCCTAACAAATACTGAACGACTTCCCGCATCTTTCCGGTATAGAGTCCGGGTTTCAAATGATACGCCTGGGTGTAATTCTGGAACTCCCACCCGCCACCAATCGAATAGACGGGGGGTTCTGGGAGCAACCTCAGTGGCACAGCCACCAAAGTATTTTTCCCGTTCCCTGGTGTCCACCAGCCTCGGGTCTTTTTCAACCCGTCGGCATACCACGTCGCCGGCTGGAAGCGATACAACCCGTCTGCGTAAATCGGACTGCCATCAGGATTGGTGCCAGTGACCTGCATGGCGTGAACCCCTCGATCCACGAGACCACTTATATACGACGGGCAACTACCTTCAATGCGAATGGAATCTAGCCATGTGTCCACTCGCAACTCAGGCGAGAAGGGTATGGAATCCGGTAACCAACCGGGACCACGGCGCGTACGGACAATGATGAGCCCCATCCCGTCGGGCGTGGTGAGGATTTTGCGGCCGAACTTCATGCCCGTCGCGTTCAGCGTGGCTTTCAGTTTGCGTAGGAGGGACTGCGCGTAGGGAAGATAGACCGCGCCCCCCGGATCTACGTCGAGGGCTTCTAGCATGCTACTGCACCCGGCGACGGAGGGCAGTCGGACGAACGAGTACGTCGTCTATGGTGAAATCTGCGCCGTTCACATTGGCAACGGCGAATGACCAGTAACGGCTTTTCGGTCCCTTCCCAATTCCCACGCGACGTTGCTGAATATCGGTGCTGCCATTATTGGTCAGTGCATAGGTGCGTGTGCCACCCTCCGCCGTGATGGTGTCGAAGGTGATGTCGCCGGTCGCTCGGTGACCCACGTAGATGCGCGGCACCCGCTTGAGCACTGACGAGCCGAATGAGTCAGCCCCCGTCTGGATTCGCGCGGCGATCGGCGTGCCGGCGTCGTCGCCCTGCATGCCAAGGGCCACAACGCCATTACTTCCGGCGGCCAACGTAACTCCATTGAACAGGCAGAACGAGTTGAATGCAAAATCAGAATACTCTGTGATCGCACCCTTGCGGGTGTTCAGCACCCAAGTTCGATAATTGGTAAGGACTGGCGAACTCAGGAGGATGGAGCCGTATGGCACCGGCGCGCGACCGACAAGGGCAATTGTGACCGATGAGAACCCAGCGACCTCCATGATGGGGGCGATCGCCCGGCCGATAACAGATGCCACATTACCCGAGGCAAGCGACGCTATGAAGACGGGCGATCGTGCACTACCAAGGATCGTGCCCACGCTGCCTGTAACTACCGCTATGACCCCCGTTGGCGCAGGCGCGGTACCACTGATGCCCAGCGTGTCGAAGCTGCCCGTTGGCGCGGGCGCGGTTCCGATGATGGAGATCGCCATCCCGCCAACAACTGTGAACACGCCCGTTGGGGCGGGTGCCGTTCCCACTATCTGGTTGTAGGGGTTCGCGCCACCGTGAATTGAGGCTACCGGCACAGGGGCGGAATGTGAGATCGTCAACACTTCCCCGGTGAAGCCTGTGATGACACCCGTCGGCGCTGCCGCCGTGCCGACGACACCCTTAAGCGGGATCAGGATGCTGCCCTGCGGGGCGGGCGCGGTACCGATGACACCGGCGTCGCCGACCATGAAGGCTGGTGCGGGCGCGGTGTGTGATACGGTTAGGGAGATCACCAATGAATCGAGCGATGTGAACCCGGCGGGCGGCGTATAGGCGAGCGTCGTCGCGCCGAAATTGGCGGTAACTACTTGTGCGCCCGTCACTGCTGATAAAGCAGGGAACAATGTAGCCCCGGCGGTAAGGCTTATCGCACCTTGGCTCGCGTTGTTTTTGTAAAAGGTGACGGTGTTGTTGTCCATATTCAAGGCAACACCGATAACATCCCCGGCCGCAAACGACGCTCCATACGCTTGCTGACCGCCGCCGTTGACAAATTTGTAACCGCCGGCTGCGTAATATCCATAACCGCCGCCCGAGTTTGCCCCCGGATACGAAGAAAGCGAATATCCAGCAACTTCGATCCCCACTACTAGGTTTGTGGCAGAGACGTTGGAGTCGTAATGAACTTCCCAATACCACTTGCCCGTAGACTTGCTGCTGGTCGCCCTGACCCCTATATTGGACGACCACGAGGCAGTGAGACCCCCATTGGAAAGGGTTACGCCGGCGTTCTTATCGGATGGGTTCCAGGTAACAGCGGTCACGATCAATTCCCCATAGAAACGACCCTCACGCTATACTAAGCGCGAGGATGTTCACGTATAACTCCTATGCCGCCGGGATCGTCCACTGGAAGGTGCCGACCGTTTGCACTGCACCGTTCGCCATCGACGTGCTGGTCATGTTCATGTCCGAGCCGCTGGTCGCGACCGCACCGTCCATGCGTAAGAACACCGCGCTAGAATCTTGGGCGTTCGCATCGACAACCGAACCTTTGTAGCGGAACCAACCCGCCGTCTGCGTGCCCGCACCGATGACAGTGCCCGACCACGTTTGCGTCGTGTTCTTGGTGATCACGCCGGCGGCTGCATTGTAATCGATCAGGAGGCCATTAACGGCGGCAACGCCTGCTTGGAGGGTACCGAACGTCGCGTTATTCACTGCGGCAGTCATGTTCCCGCCGACAGTCGTGGCAAGCGTTACGGCGTTCAGAGTGGTGCCGAAACCGGGCTTTGCGGTCAATGTGACAACCGCGGACGAACCCGTCGTGGTAGCGACCACGAACTTATTCGATGTACAGCGGTTGATCGCGAGTGCAGCGGCCGTTGCTGTAGCGTTGAGCGAAGTGGCAAACGCTACCGCGCCGCCCAGAATATTGACGCCAGCCAACGTGACCGTCGCGAGAGTGTCCGTTCCGACCGCGCCGACAGCCAACGTGAAATTCCCGGTGGCTGGGACTTCGTTCGTCTTCGTTCCACCACTGGAAGTGATGATGAGAAGCTGCGTGCCGGTCGTCGCGAGATCCGGTGTGGCCGGCTGCGAACCTGTGAAGACCTCGATCGAGCCGTTGTCGAAGAAGGATTTCCAACTACCACCTTCGGCGATGTAGTTCTGCAATGCGGGAGAAAATCGGAAGGCCATGGTAATACTCCTTTGTTAAAAGATATGTGGACAGTTCTATTATACCACTACGCAAACACGTTACCAGCCACTTCCGCGCCCTGCATCGTCACCACATACTGCACAGTGCCCCGATGCCTACGAATGATCCCCGCGCCAGTTGCTTGAACTGGATACGCGAACCTAGACTGCGATGTATTGGTAAATGAGCCATCGGATTTGCCCAAGCAAAAACCATGTGTCGTTGCAAAGTATGCAACTGTATCCCCTCCAGATGACCCGTCGCCTAATTGATCACCATCAAATAAAGCTAACGTGTGAGGGATTACGCCGTAATCTGCAGCGGGATTTGGCTTCCACTCCTCTGGCGATCCACCTTCCAGCCACACAACCTGATTCGTCGTGCCTACCCAGATACCATCTGTGCGATTGTTCAGGGCTGCGACCATCGTGATCGGGTCGAGGAAGGGATAGGACTTCCGCAGGTCGAACAACTCCGGCGCGTACGGCTCGGATACATACAGGCGATTGTCCTTGGCGACGAGCAGCCAGCCTTTCCAATACGCGATGTAGTCGCCCGCGGGCGGCGGCGACAGGAACTGCGTGAGAAGGGGGGAGGCGCCGGGGCGAATCGTGTCGATCAGGAACGTCGTCGTCTCGTTGTCGATAATCCCAACCTTGTAGAGCGTTTCCCCGCCGACCGAAGTGCAATAAATGATCTTGTGGGTCACCGTTGGATCGAGCGAAGTCGCTATCGGCGACAGGAAAATACCGCCCGGATGCAGGAGTTCGATCGTTCCGGCCTTGCGCGCGCCACTCTCCTGATCGTCATTACGCAGGTAAGTCACTGCGTACTGGTAGATGCCAGCACGAAGCGGCGTTGCAACATTATCGAGTATGAGCCGCGGCGGCCCCGTGAGCGAAGAAATCCCTCTCTGGCCCGCGTGCAAGAGCAGAACCCCCCACTGATTTGTAATAATAACTTCACCAGAATACACGGTGATGATGTCACCATCTGATGTGACTTGGACGGAGAAGTCAGTACCGCGAATCCCTATAGCCGCCGTCGGCAGTTGTATCACCGAGGCCCCCCCTACCAACCCGGTCACGAAACGCGCAAAACCAGTGATGATATCCATCACCAAATTGTTGTTCTGAGGGGCGTCTTGACTGAATGTGAACGCCTTGACCGCGACTTGAGTATCTGGCTGCAACGTTGCCGTGAACCCATCCACCATTTCAAACTGCACGTAGCTGCTGCTTCCTGTCGTGATGATCTCACCAGCTAAGATCGGCGTGTTCTTCGTAAGCGCGACGACTGACTGATCGGGCAGGGTTACCGTAACTGTCCCGGAAACTGACGTGATGCTGCCTGTGATGACGTCGGATACCCAGAGAGTGTCGAGGGCGGTACCATCGGTACCATCCACGGAACCGCCGAAGTTGAACTGGACACCTGGCGCTCGTACCCAAAGGGTATTGAGTTCACTACCCAATCCGCCGGTCTGCCCGCCATAATTGAATAGGTTCCCGCTCGGCGCAATGACGGTACTGTCGCCCGACACCGCAGTTATAGGTCCATTCTCGCCATAGGAGCCAAGAGAACTCGCAGTGTATGGGGCGGAGAGAGCAGTCCACTCATCGTTGGTTGGATTGGTAAGTTGAACCCAACCACCTGACACGGTGTACTGCCATAATTCGGCAGGTATATTGTTTGGATACCCACCGTATATCAGCATCCGGTTCAGGTCCGAATCCCACACCGCTTGGTGCCCGCTCTTGGTGGGACCCGTTGGCCCGCCTGCCCACGCGCGAGGCGTTGTGACGGTCGTGTCATCGCCGTTCGCCGCTGTGGTCGGGCTGGTGCCGTAGGAGGACCCGAGGGAACTCGCGGCGTAGGGGGCGGAGAGGGTGGCCCAGTCGTCAGGGGTGGTGTCACCAAGCTGAGTCCATCCACCGGAAACGGTGTATTGCCAGAGTTCGTGCTTATCAGCCGTCGTAGTCCAGTAAGGATTGAGTGCGCCGTCGTATCCATTAAGATAGTAGTATCCGTTCAACCGGTTCGTAATTGCAGATGCCACAGCATTAGCTGCATCTTCCGTATAAAAGGCCGTGTCATAAGCAACCGATTCACCAGTGACAAAGTTAGTTAGCCATTCGAGCGCGACGAACGCCGTAGTGGTCGTTGCGACGAGTGCTGCCTGAGCCGCAGCGAGCGAGGCATAAGATGCTCCTGGTAAGTCAGTGGATATAATGACCATACCGCGCCACACGGGTTGATTAGACACACCGTACCCATCCCCCGTCGAGTAAGCACTCGCACTAACTCCGCCGTTGGGCCACGAGGTGCTAATGTAACTATACGCACCAACGTCACTCGCCCACGTAGTCGAAACCGGACTTACTGACGGCGGGTTGAAAGACACTAATACTGTGCCCTTCGCCGAACCGGCTGCGTCGTACACCAGCATCCGGTTCAAATCTGAGTCCCACACCGCCTGGGCGTCATGCATTAATGGACCGGTCGGCCCTGCTACCCAGCTACTCATGTTGCCACCGCGGGAGGGGTGGGTGGGGGTGTGATGCCCCAGGTGCGATTCGCGCCGTCCTGCACGACACCCATCTCGGCACCATTCGCGTAGAACACGCGGTCGCCCACCGCTGCGTATGCAAGCGGACGCGCGGGCGTGAGTCCGGTACGCAGGGTGGTGACGGCGTAATCTGGGTTGATCACCTTGAGGGTATCCGATCCGACACCGAGGCAGATGCCGGCGCCAGACCATAGGGCGCGGTCTACATTGGCCGTAACAGGTGACGAATATCCTTTTCTACGGCTAATTCGGAGGTCGTCGGTAATGTCGCAATTGAGCGCAGTGACAAGATCATCGCGACCGAACGAAGTAACGGGCACGTTGTTTCTGAGCCCGAGAAACTGGCTGAACTCCTCCAGCCCCTCGCGTTCGTCGATGGCTTTGGCGTATTCGGCCATGACTAGCGCCCCAGCGTGGCGGTCGTTGAATTGAATGCCCAACGATTGCCGCCCATCTCGGCGCGGACGCGCTCTTGGCGGGCCTGTCGTACCTCTTCCATGAATGAAGCGACCAGTTCGCGCCCGTCTACTTTGGCTTGCGTGTCGATGTTGGGACGCAGGAGGCACTTGCCCATGGCGTAGTCGCAGATGCTCATGTCCCATTCGCGTGGCGTTTCGGGCGCGGCGTCTACGTTGTCAAGCGTGAGTTCGACGATCGGCATCCGGGCCACGCGCAACGCCATCAGGACACCGTTCTGCGCGACAGCAGGCGGGGGGAAAATACGCACTGTACGAGTACCGGCATCGGTGCCGAAGGCGTCCGTGACCCCTGAGAGCGAGGACACCCCAGCACGTGCAGCCCATTCACCGAGTTCGTACGCAGTGAAGTTGTTATCTGGATTGCGATTCAGGAGCGAAACGTCGCGAAGCGATATGTCGGTGTCGCGGCCGAGTGGAAGTGCCTGCGTGGAAGGTGTAGCGTCGAACACCCGAAGCACGGAAGGGTGCAGAGGATAGAGCACTTTCCCTGTTGCAAGTACAATGACGCCTGCGGGCGCGACACCGTACTCGATTATGGCCCACGCGCGGCGACAGAGAATGCGCGCGCCCTGATTCAGATGGCGAACGATCGATCCGTCCGACCAAAGTTGATCAGGGTCGCCATCGATGAGATCAGAATAGTCATCGATGTACTCGCGGACGTGAGCCAGCATATCCGCGAGATTCACGGCTTACCCCGCTTGAGCGGTTTCGATGCGTTCTTGCGCCCGCTGCTCGGCCATGAACTTCTCGTATTCTTCCGGCGTCGCGGGGCCGTGCACGCGGTATGGAAAACGGTGATTCGGCCGCAGGCTGTATCCACCATCCTTGAGCTTGACCAGCCGGGCCTCAAAAGCCAAGGCTAAACAGTCTTCGATAAAGGCGTGGGGGACGATGACTTTCTTGCCGCGCGGTACCTTGATGGTGAAACCACCGATGCCGAGCGGAACGTACGCCAGGTCTTGTGGGTTCTGCGACTCGAAGATTTCCAGGAAGTCGTAGACCTTGGCGAACCCGCTGGAATCGGTCGGCAGATCGACGATCGGGCGGGTCAGTTCCGCAGTCTTGGCTGCGCGAGCTTCGGCGAGCAGACTTGCGAAAACTGCATCCTCATTGAACTCGGCGGCGGCCTGCAGTTCGGCTTTCTCGCGCAGGCGCGCGATCTTCTGTGCCGGAGTTTCATCAGCCACCGGCGC